CCTCCGCATCGGGGACTAACAAGATTGAACTCGATCTCTTCACCCTCTGCGTCGCTCTTATTAGCTTTATGCTAATAACGATTGGCATAGTTGGTGTTTTGCTCGTGTTCGTTCCTGGAAACTCCCCGACTTAGAGGTTCTTATGGTGCCTTATAGCAAGCAGGGCGGAAAAGACCAGTTTGTAACTGGTAGTAACGGTGTGACAAATCTGTTCCGGCCTATTGGCTGGTACGACTATGTCACCTGTCCTATCAGTAACAAAGGAGATTTCTTCATTCCCACTCCGTGGAACTACACAGTACATCGTGAAGATTACATAGAGGGGGCTCAGAAGAAGTTCCAGGTCAGCCCGCCTGTAATGATATCGTCTACCGAGGGTAACCTCGGTGCGCCGATACCTGTGCCTACATGGGACGCCAGGGATAGCATGTACAACCTCGCCCTCAATCGTTTAAACGATAAAGTTCGTGGCAACCTCGACTTGAGCGTAGCTCTCGCCGAGGCTGGTACGACTACCAGGATGATTAAGAATACGCTCAAGCTGTTAAGGCATGCGCGGAAGCTTAAACCTCCTGGTGGGTTCGGAAGTACACGTGATGTAGCGAACGGGTACCTTCAGTTCAAATACGGTTGGAAGCCTCTTCTCAGCGATATATTTGGAGTCGCTGATGAAAGCATCCGTATCGTACAGAACAAGATCCAGCGAATTTCAGCTGGGTCGAAGGTACGCGAGAGTGGACCTGTGACGGTTGTCTACAGTTCGATCAACGGCTCTCCAAACGTACCCGCAATGCGGATGCGAGCGGAGTCCAGCTTCTCGGGATGTAGGATCGGCGTAATACTGCAGATTCCTCCATCGGCATTCCGGCTTGATCGCTGGATGTCGATGAATCCGATTAGCATTGGATGGGAGCTAATTCCTTACTCCTTCGTCGTTGATTGGGTATACGATATAGGTTCATATCTTAGGAATATGGAGACAGCTTTATTGTACAACACTGTCTTCTACTCCGGATATGTTACTGAGATCAGACGTGTCGAAGCCGAAGACTTCGTGGCCAATTATGACCAAGTTGTCAACGGTGTAAGACACACTATCCCAGAGGCGAAAGGAAAGCTCTTACACATTGAGTTTTTCCGTCGCCGCCTATCAGCATACCCGCTCCCTCGCAAGCCCACGATAGACGTGAGCTTGAGCAGCAGTCAGCTCTTCTCGGCAGCGGCTCTCCTCCGGCAGTTGTTACCGGCGGGGAAACGAGGTCCGAGATCTGATCCTCCAAACTACAGTAGGCCCGATAGGGCCCCTGCAGCCGGGTTAGGTCATTAGAGATGTCTGCTGTGGTAGAGATATAGAATTGTTTCTATATCGGCTACCTGCCGTACGCTACTTGCAATCCTGCGGTAGCGAACCAGAGCCCTTGTGGGGCTCGTATGAGAGGAATCTCATGGCTGCTAGCAACATCGTCCTTGCGGACGCACAGGCGACCCCTGTAAACCATACCTTTGTACCCCTCGGACCGGATAAAGAGGGTGTGTTTTGGTTCGAAGACCAGTCCCAAGCTTCTGCGAACGGTTTCTGGCGTATCAGCATGCAGCTGAAACGCCCGGACCAGGCGCAGACGGGGCAGTCAACGGCCCAACGCACCTTCCGGATGAAGGTCGGCATGCACCAACCGGTGCTCGAGACGCTGGGAACCAACACGGTTACCGGCATTCCTCCTGCACCGACGGTGTCGTACATCAACCGTTGTTTCGTTGAGTACGTGATTCCGGAGCGGGCCACCTTGCAGAATCGTAAAGATATCCGCAAGATGGTTTACAACCTCCTCAACGAGTCGCAAAACGTCTCGCTGGTGGAGTCGCTTCTCGTGCCGTACTAACATCTAAGGAGTAAGATGAAATCCCGCATGCACAGTGATGTGTTCGAGAGAGTTGTGCTCTCTCTTTGCGAGAAAATCAATACTCCTAGGTCCCTAGCCACATGGTTGTGCTTTAAGTACAACCAGGCGGAGTTGCTGAATCTTCCGCCAGTGGACGTTGCAGACAACAATACTGATCAGTTCCAGCTCGATTACTTCATCACCGAGTACCTTTCAAAGTACAAGGGGTTGAAAACGTCGATTGATACTGCCAGTGTTGCGCTCGGCAAATGGAGATCTGCCGAACAGAAATGTCTGGAAATAAATCAGAAGTTCCGTGCTTATAAGCTACGCCCGTTTTCCGGGCGCGTAGAAGCGACCCTATTCAGGGCGCAACGTAAAATAGCTCATTTGCTCGGTTCTTTAGATACACTCCGGACACTTTCTGACTGCAAGTGGGGTCCTGGCGCCACGTTCGACTTTGATCGTCGACGAGCAACGCCAGACAACAAGATCTCTCAAGCAATCTCCGTCACAGAATCTGCATTTCCGTACTTTCGTGCGGTTTTGCAGTCGGATCCACATTGGTGTTCGGTCTTTCTGGGTATACTTCCAGAAGCTCCGTTCACCCTTGTACCTTCTGATAGGTGGTTTAAGCCTGTCAGAGGTTCTAGGTTCCTGACTGTGCCGAAGAGCGCCAAGACCGATCGGGCTATCGCTGCGGAGCCTACTGCAAATAGCTTCTTGCAGCAAGGTGTTCACAGCTATATGTCTAATCGGTTAAGGCGCGTTGGTATCGATTTGTCTAAACAAGACACAAACCAAGTAGGTGCGCAAGACGCGTACTCACAAGGTTTGGCCACGCTAGATCTAAGCGCGGCTAGCGATACCATATCTCGCGAACTTGTTTACCATTTGCTACCGCTCGATTGGGCGCTCTACCTGGATTCTCTTCGTTCGCCAGAAACTTTGGTTAACGGAGAGTGGATTCGAACTGAAAAGTTCGCTTCCATGGGTAATGCGTTCTGTTTCGAGCTAGAAACCATCATCTTCTGGGCGATTGCTCGCTCAGTCGTTGATGAAGGCCTTAGATTAAGGCCTGGTAGCGTAGACAGGGTCCACGTTTATGGTGACGATATCATCGTTCCCCAGTGGGCTGCAGAAGAAGTAGTAGAAATGCTACAATTCTGCGGCTTCACGGTGAATGCTGAAAAGTCACATATAAGCGGTAACTTTTTCGAATCCTGTGGGAAGCATTTCCACAGAGGCCGAGAAGTTACCCCCGTCTACCAGAAGGAAGTGTTAAAGCATCCTTCTGAACTTATAAGAGCACACAACCGTTTGATCAGGTTGGCAAGCCGCCTACCGTCGGGCATGTTGCTTGTCCGACGCGCAGCCCAGGAGATAGCTAATAGCTATCCCCTGCGACCGTTTCCGAAGATACCTTATGGGTGTCCCGGTGACGATGGCTTCTTGCGCCCCCTCAGCGAATTCACGCTAGACAAGAATCATGGTTACCTATGCCATGTTCTTGTCTTCGTGCCTCGATTGCATCCGGCACGAGAGGACGCGATGTACGCTTATAAACTTCGCAGATTCCCTAAACACCAACGCGGACGAAGGTTCGATGACTATTTGGGTGATCATTCATCCAACGAGCCGTCGAACCCTGATCCAAGAGGGTATGTCGGGAATGTAGCGGAGGGTAAATGGCGGACGAGAGTCCGCTGGGTTAGCGAGATGTCGTTGACGGAAGTCATCGACGCTTGAGCCTCAAATAGGAAATTGAGGATGGAGG